TGGAGCAGAAGTTCTGCAAAATGTTAAAGGATTTGTGGCTGCTGGTGGAAGTGATGATATAGCAAAAGCACTCGATGCACACACTAAAACTTTAAAAGCAAAAAAGATTAGTTCGGTGGAATCTCCCGACAAGTTTAAAAAAGATATTGCAAAACTCTTCAAAAACCTTGATAGATTAACTGCTATCGGTGGATCAAAAGTCATCGCACCCAGTGAGGGGGTTGTATTTCAATACAAAGGTGGAACATATAAACTTACTGGAACATTTGCTCCCATAAATCAAATTATGGGAATAATGAGGTTTTAAAATGGATCAACAACATGAAAAGAAATTATCAATTGCAACTAGACGAAAACTTGCACGGGCTGCTAAACGTACTGCAAAAAAACGACAACTTAAAAAGAAACTTTTAGCAAAACGACCAAAATCTCCAAAAAAGTTAAAAAACACCGCAAAGAAAGCCGCAAAAAATGTATTGGTAAAAAAGTTAACTGGTGGTAAATCTTATTCTGATTTAAGTATTAGTCAAAAACAAACCATTGATAATAAATTGAAACCTGCGATTATTGCGAAAGTTGCAAAGAAGTTGCTACCGAAAGTGAAGGCAAAAGAAAAAGAAAGACTTAAACGAATTAGACAAACACCTCAAAACGAGGATTTTGGTATCAGCAAACACAAAATTGGTGGAGGAGAAATGAATGTATCCGGTGTTAAACAAAATGGAAATGTAGAACCTTTAAAATTTGATAACGCAGAAGATGCAAAAAAACATTCAAAACAAGTCGGTGGTAAAATAATACATGATCGTGATGGTACTTATTATGTAGAATTTACAAAAATAGATGGACCAGTCGATGAGGATTTTAAAATGGAAGATAAAGAAAAAGAAGATAATTTAAAAGATTTAAAAGCAATGCTTGATATAGCAAAACTGCTTAGTGATCAGAGTTCATACTTTAAAGGACGTGGAAGCAAAAAAGAGTATATTAAAATGCTTGTCCATAAAATACGAAAGTTATCGGAATCAAAAAAACATAAATTGATGACAAAACTGGATGCATATAAAAAAGTCCGCAAACAGACATTGCCAAAAAGTAGACCCATGAAAAGCAAAAAATCATATGATAGAAAAGATTTTAAAAAGGGGAAATACGACTAAACTGATATCCGATAAACATAGAAATAAATACACATATTGAATGGGGAGTATAATATGATTAAGTTGAATGGCAATGTTTATTTAACCGAGATGGAAATAGATCGCATAGTGGGTGATACATCAACGCAATTTAGAACTTCGCAACGTGCTATTTTACCAAAACAAGTAACATATTTAGACAGAGAATTTGTTGAAGCGGTTCACACAGAAGCAAAAAATACAACACTATCTGTTTTTTATTTATATGGATATGGAGAAGATTATGCTTCAGTAAAAAACATAACACAGGCAGTTACTGAGAGATTTAGAAAAATAGAAGAGTGTTGTAGTAAACTATATTTTATGCAATATGATTTATCTGATTCACAGAGAAAACAATACAGAAATCAATATGAAAACTTTTTAATAAATATTTTTCTTGAGGAGTGTATATTAAATTTTAAAAAGTTATCATAATATTTGACAAACTCGTAAAAAAATGTAATATTACTATTATGGCTAAAATGGACAAAGAAGATTTAAAGTACGTTATAAAACGTTCTAAAAAGTTATTTCAAGGTGAAGAGATACCAAAAGTTCACGGTTACGAAGGAGAAGTTGAAGAACTTATTATTCGTCAACCTGGTGAAATCTGGACAGATAAACATGGAAAAGAATGGAAACAAGTCGGAAGCAATTCTAAAGTTAGAACCGAGACCATGATGGACAAGGTAAGAAAGACATTGCGTGAAGCACCAAATTGCCCAAAGAAAATGTGTACCGTTGATCCAACTAAGAATTTAGATAAAAGAATGCTGGCTATGAAAGGTATGTGCTTTGATTGTGTACAAGAACATGAACAAAAACTAAAAGACGAAGGTAAATATGAAGCATATGAAAAAAAGACAATGCTTGAAAATGAACTTAGTTTTTTATCAGACACTAAAAGTAAATTAGTTGAATCAAAAGAGCATATAACCAACGACCCTAAATTTCTAAATGAAGATGGTTCTCTTGAGCAATGGAACATTCCAAATAAAACAGAACTTATGAAAGATTTAGAATCTGATTTAAAAGAACTTGAAAACAGACTTTCTGAAGTTGAAGAAAGTCTGACTGAATATGCTGATATGGAATTCTAAAAGTTTCAACGATACCTTGAACTTTTTTATATTATAGAAAATTAAATACATATATATTTATCCTTAATGGCAGACGGTCAAAAAATGCCCCTGAGGGAAATAATAAAACAAGAGTATACTGCGTGTTTAAAATCACCTATATACTTTATGAAAAAGTATTGCAAGATTCAACACCCAACACTTGGAACTATACCGTTTCATTTGTATGAATTTCAAGAAAAAACTTTAGAAAGTTTTAAAGATGAACAATTTAACATTGTTCTAAAAGCACGTCAGATGGGAATATCCACATTGGTATCTGGATATGCTTTATGGTTAATGACATTTTTTACCGATAGATCAATTCTATGTATTGCTATTAATCAAGAGACTGCCAAAAATATTGTTACTAAGGTAACTCATATGTCAGAAAATCTTCCTAGTTGGTTACGAAGTGAATGCACCGAAAAAAATAAACTAAGTATGCGTTTTAAAAACGGAAGTAGTATTCGTGCAGCTTCAAGCAGTGTAGATGCATCACGTTCTACTTCATTGAGTTTACTTATTGTGGACGAGTGTGCGTTTATTACAAACATGGAAGATATATGGACTGCATCGCAGTCAACAATTACAACAGGTGGTCGTTCTATTTTGCTATCTACTCCAAATGGTATTGGTAACTTCTTTCATAAAACTTGGGTTGGTTCAATGGATGGATCAAATGAATTCAATCCTATAAATTTACACTGGTCACTTCATCCTGACCGAGATCAAGCATGGAGAGATTTACAAACTAAAAACTTAGGTGAAAAAGACGCTGCACAAGAATGTGATTGTGACTTTATATCCAGTGGTCGTTCGGTTGTTGATGCCAGTTTGATAGATTGGTACAAAGATACAATGATGAAGGAACCTGTTGAAAAACGTGGAGCAAATAAAGAGTATTGGATATGGGAATATCCAAATCACACAAAAGATTATGTAGTCGCGGCTGATGTTGCACGTGGTGATGGTCGTGATAAAAGTGCGTTTCATGTGTTTGATGTGGAAAATGTAAAACAAGTTGCCGAATTTAAAGGAGAAGTTGAAACTAAAGATTTCGGTAATCTGCTTGTTGCAGTTGCAAGTGAATTCAATGGAGCATTACTTGTAGTGGAAAACGCAAACATAGGATGGGCAGTTCTCCAGCAAATCATAGATAAAGGGTATAGTAATTTATACTACACACAACGAGACTATCAGTACATAGACGAATTTACACAACATACTAATAAATTAAATAGGCAAGAAAAGAAGCAAGTTCCTGGATTTACAACATCAATCAAAACTCGTCCACTTATTATTAGTAAGATGGAAAGTTATGTTCGTGAAAAGGAGGTTGAAATACAATCCGAACGAACACTTGATGAATTATTTACATTTGTATGGAATGGTCAAAAAGCAGAAGCAATGCAGGGATATAACGATGATTTGGTTATGAGTTTGTGCATTTCATTGTGGGTTCGTGATACTGCGTTGAGATTTAGATCAGAGAATATAGAAACTCAAAAGTCATTATTTGATTATATGGGAAGTACAACAAACATGGGAGACTCACAAAAATTTTTAAATTCCGGACTTAAAACCAATCCATATGAAATGAAAAATCAACACGGTGGTTCAGAGGATTTAAGTTGGTTATTAAAATAGGAAGGATATGTATGAAAACATCAATTAATTTATTATTATCTTTACTAATTTTATTGAGTGGGGGGTGTGCAACACAAGCATTATTACCAAGTCAAGGTATTTACACGGAGTCATCTTTTGAGACATACAAGCAAGTTGAATCGGTTGTAAGTAAAATTAAAATAGGAAAAACAAAATATTCTGATTTGGTAAAACTGGGGTTTGATTTAGAAAAAATGCCGAATGTAAAAAGATTAACTTATTTGGATGTAATGACAAAATTTAAATTAGATAGTCCATCAAGATATACAATTTTTAATGATATTGAATTACCCGATGGTGTAATTAAAACATTAAAAGCAAGAGAAAACGGACTTGCATATGAAATAAACTTAGAAAGAATAGTAAATCAGAGAGAAGGTAGTTTAGTTTTGGATATGTTAAATTTTAGAAAAAATGTACACACTACAGGATGGAATATATCTGTTTTAATATTAGTAGTAGATAATACCGTTGAATATGTTTTATATTCAGGTGAAAAGAATATAAACAAACGTGAACTAGAAAAGAATCCACTTGGTCCATTTCAAGGATTTGATGGGGGTGATATCGTAGGGGCTGCAAGTGAGTTGAACTAATATATATTTGTTTGACAATAAGTTGTTTATATTTTACAATTATTGAATTTATAGGATTATATTATGGCAGAAAAACGAACAACAAAAAAACTACTAAACGGATTGAAAAGATTATTTTCATCGGATGTGGTAGTAAGAAACGTCGGTGGGAAAAAACTCAAAGTAGTCGATACCGATGATATTCAAAGTAAAACGAGAAGAAGTGACCGATATGGTCGTATGCACACTCTATATAGTGATTACGCAAGTAAATATAATAATATAGGATTTGAAACAGCAAGACTTGAGTTATTTTCAGATTACGATACAATGGAAAATGACCCTATCATTGCAAGTGCATTGGATATTTATGCAGACGAATGTACAACTAGAAGTGAGTTCGGTGATGTGTTGAGAATAACAAGTTCTGATTCTAATATTAAAGGAATACTTGAAAACCTATTTTATGAAATATTAAATGTAGAATTTAATTTGTGGGGGTGGACTCGTAATATGTGTAAATATGGTGATTTTTATTTACATTTAGAAATTGAACCTGAGTATGGTGTGTTAAATGTAAAACCAGTATCCACATATGAAATGACTAGAATTGAAGATATGGATCCTGATAATCCAAATTATGTTATTTTCAAACAAGAAGGTGAAACTAAAGACCAATATGAAAACTACGAAATTGCTCACTTTAGAATGCTCGGAGATAGTAATTTTTTACCTTATGGAAAAAGTGTAATTGAACCTGCACGTAGAACCTGGAAGCAACTCCAACTTATGGAAGATGCAATGCTTATTCATAGAATAATGAGAGCACCTGAAAAACGAATGTTTTATATTGATATTGGAAATATTCCACCAAATGAAGTTGATAATTTTATGCAGAAGGTTATCAATAAAATGAAAAAAGTTCCTTTTGTTGACGAACAAACAGGAGATTATAACTTGAAGTTTAATCTACAAAATATGACAGAAGACTTTTTTATGCCTGTACGGGGTGGAGATAGTGGAACACGAATTGAAAATCTAGGTGCTATGACCTATGATGGAACAGAAGATATTGAATATCTAAAAAACAAAATGATGGCTGCATTAAAAGTTCCTAAAGCATTTCTTGGATATGATGAAAGTATAACTGGTAAAGCAACTCTGGCTGCTGAAGATATTAGATTCGCGAGAACAATAGAACGAGTTCAACGAATTACGATAAGTGAATTAACTAAAATTGCAATTGTACACTTATATTCACAAGGATATACCGATGCAAAACTTGTAGACTTTAGTCTTCAGTTAACTAACCCATCTACAATATTTGAAGAAGAAAGAATAAGAATTTTTGGAGAAAAACTAAACACGGCACGTGATATGGTAGATGCTAAATTCTTTTCTAAAGAGTGGATATACAATAATATATTTAGTTTATCCGAAGACGAGCAAGAAAAAGTGAGAGCATCGTTTGTTGATGATGCAAAAGAATTTTATCGTCTTGAAGCAATTCAGAATGAAGGTACTGACCCAGCTGATCCAAATACAACAACAGATACAGATGGTGACGATGAGTGGGGTTTTGGTAATTTTGAGAATATGTCGGATGAAGAAAAAGCACGTGTCAAAGAACGTGAAAAAGAAAAGAAAAAACGCAGAAATGCAGATAAGGAATATGATCATCCGGACGATAGACCTATGGGAAGAGACCCGATTGGTCGTGACGAAAGGAAAGTATCAGGACGATCATGGTCAGAAAGTCCACTTAAACTTGAATCAGATTTAGAAAGATTAGATGATTTTTTGGGAGGAGTTACTCCAAAAAATACAAATTCAGAAAAAAAAATAATATCTGAATCCGAAAACGATAGTACATTAAAAGATGAATTAAAAGACATTATGAACGGAAAATCCTCCGAGGTTGACAATTTATAATAATTTAAATTTAATAATATTTTAAGAAAATAAACATTAATTATATTTATATCCATATTTATGTTCGTATACATTATCTAGATAAAAATTTCACGTGAAAAAATTAAAACACAGTAAATTCAAAAATACCGGAATTTTGTTTGAATTATTAATCAGACAAATAACGGCTGATATACTCGATAGTAACGAGTCGGCTGCCAATAAACTTGTAAAAAAATATTTTGCGGAAGACACAGACCTTGGTAAAGAACAAAGGTTGTATCAAGTGCTTATGGAAGAAACTACGAAATCCGAAGGTTCTGCATATAAACTAGTCGATGCGGTAGTCGGTGAGCACAAAAAACTAGATAACCGAGTTTTATCAAGACTTAGATATGAACTTGTTAAGGAGATGAAAGATGTTTATCCTATTGATGACTTCTTTCGTTCAAAAATCAGAAACTACAAAACTTACGCAAGTATATATAAATTGTTTGAAGGAAGTAAGGTTGATGTTTTTTGTGATCCAAGAGAATTAGTTGAATCTAAAAGTACAATAGTTGGTGGTTTGTGTAAAGACAAACTTGTAAATAATGAGTTAGATCAGTTAGAAAATTATGCCCAGCATAATGAAGATTTGAGACTCATCTCGTATAAACTACTTGTAGATAGATTTAACGAAAAGTATAGTGAACTTAACGAAGATCAAAAGTTATTACTTAAAAACTACATAAATAACATCTCTAATACAAATAGTTTAAGAGAATATATTAATGAGCAACTTCCTGTTATCAAAAGCAAAATTGAAAAGTTGAGTAGTAATATTGACGATGATGTTGTAAAGATTAAACTCAATGAAGTTACTTCACAACTCAACAAAGTCAAAGAAGGAAGGGTTGTTAAAGATTCACAAGTTTCTGCCGTATTAATGTCATATGAATTGATAAAGGAACTTGAAAAGAATGGACAATCAAAGAAGTAAATTAAAAAAAATTATTCGTAGTTTACTAGAAGAACTTGTTTCTGAAAAAGAGTTATCGGAAATAAACACAACGGGTAATATAGAGGGATTTCAAACACCCCATGCGTTTAGTGGAAATACTGAAGATGACCACAAAAAAAGCATAAAAGATAAAGCAGAAGTTTTTGACTATAAATCAACTGAAAATAAAAAAAGCAACACAGTTGAATTAAACGAGGGTCGAAGTCTGTATCATTTATTCCGTGATCATCCGGATTTAACACCGAAACAAAAAATAGGTGTAACCATGCGTCAAATCAATAAAAATTTGACCGAAGTGGATAAATTTTTAAATATAGCAACTAAGTTTAAAACCGAAAATAGTATACCAAGTCAGTCGTACTGGAAAACCACAAGTAAATATCTTTTAAAGTTGGATGAAAAGATACAAAGAATAAATCGTAAACTTAAAGAATTGAAGTAGTATGAATATTAACTTTGACGATCTGGAAGATAAAGAAGAAACTGATCCTGCGTTAGATGACTTCAAAGTTGCCATTAAAAGATTTGCTGTATCAGCAAAAAATCTATCAAAATCTACTGAAGGTAAGAAACTTCCATCTGAGCATTGGTCTAGTATAGTTGGTCTTATTAAAAAGTCTAAAATAGCAGTATCAATGATAGAACTTGGAATTGATGATATCGGCAGTTTTAAAGATACAATGGAACCAGATGAGTTGGAACTGAAGAAGACAGGTCCTATAACCAAATCAGATGAAACAGAACCTACTACCTCTGACGATTCCACAACTGCAAACTCTTCAATAGAAAAGCAACCATCTGCATCTGACAAACCAGAACCCAAAGAAAATCCTGATGATGATGAAGACGAAGACGAAGACGATGAAGAAGAGGTGAATGAAGAAGCAAAATCAAAATCACAACAAAGATTATTTGGAATGGTACACGCATATAATAAAGGTGAACTTAAAAAAAGTGATGTAGATGCAGATTTATTTTCTAAGATAAAGAAAATAGCAAAGGGTATGTCTGATAAAGATTCTAAGAAAATTGCAAAAACTAATCACACAGACTTACCTGAAAAAGTTCCAACTGATGAATATTATGACACATTAAATCATTTAAGCATCTTACTCTCTGAAGAGAATTTTGATAGCATAGAAGGAACTGGTAGTGGATTTGTGGTAGAAACTAACGGAAGATCACATACAATTGAATTTGATCGAAATTTCTATTTAAAGTCGGATGTATACAATTTTGATCTGGGTGATGACTATGATTTAAAAGAAGTAGTTGATACATTTAAAGGTTTAATAAGACATTCCGACCGAATTTTAAAAAAAGAATACGAAACATTGATTAGCTAATTCATTAGAAAAACTCAAATAAATAAAAAATATGTATATACTTATTTAATAACATGGGAAAAAAATTATTAGTTACTACAATGCCGTTTGAATTCACACCTGAGCAGATCAGTGAAAGCATTGAACAAAACTCAGGAAAACTTATTGTTCAAGGTATTCTTCAAAAAGCATCCGAGCAAAATCAAAATGGTCGTGTTTACGAACGATCACTTCTTGAAAGAGAGGCAACTAAGTATAATGAATTGATAGACGACCGCCGTGCATTAGGGGAACTTGATCATCCCGAGAGTAGTGTAGTTAACTTACAGAACGTAAGTCACAATGTTACTAAAATGTGGTGGGAAGGAGAAAGTTTACTTGGAAAAGTTGAGGTACTTGGAACACCATCAGGAAACATTTTAAAAGAGTTATTTAAATCTGGTATAACACTTGGCATAAGTTCACGTGGAATGGGAACAACTCGTGAACATGAAGGTAAAACTCTTGTCAACGATGATTTTGAATTAGTAGCATTTGATTTTGTAAGTAATCCATCCACACGTGGTGCATTTCTTGAACCGGTAAATTTAAATGAATCAGTTTCCGTCGATCCCAAGGTTGTAACAAGTGGTCGTGTGTGTACGAACTATTGTAAAATAGAAGGTATTATACATGAAATTTTAGGAGAAATTGGAGATTCAAAATGAGTAACTCTGCAAATACAAAAAAGTTAATTAAAGAAGTTATTCTTGAGGTATTGAAAGAGGAAACAGAATTACTTAAAGAATACGATCCCAATACAGATAAATTTTCAGATGAAGGTCTTTCCACAAAACAGAAAAAAATTGCTTCTGAAAAAATTTCAAAGTTTGGAAAGTATCAAAGGCTTATAGCACTTGAAGCAAAAGATATAGATGTTGCTGAAGATATATGTAATATTATAGAGAATGCGTCACAATGTATTTTAAATGAAACCGATGACTGGTTTGATGGAATTAGTGTTAAGAGAAACTTAAAGGAAGTTAAAACACTTGCAAAAGATTTTTACAAGACTGCAAAAGAACGACAAGTTTATACACAACGAATGCAAAGTCTTTACGAAGATATGGGTAATATTCTTAATAGATATTTTGAAATAAAAGGAGAAGACACAAATGAATCGCAATAAACTTAAAACATTCGTTAGAAAAGTTTTACTTGAAAAACTTAATACTAAACCAACCGTAGAAGGTAAGTTGCTAAAAAAAACAATAAGTTTTAGTGGCATAAAACGTGAAAGTGTATGTGAAGGAACAATTGAAGATATTAATGAATTTGCTTCGACTAATAATTTAAAGTTTACAATGTCCGATGATTCTTATTTTGGTGGTCATTATTTAGACGAAATGACTTCGTATGAATTTCAACCAAATCCTGAGTTCTATGGTGAACTGATGGAAACTTCTATGTCTGCACGTGAGCAACTTGCTAGAATATGTGGAACAAACGATCAAGTTTTGGCCGAAGTAGATGTGAGCAACATTGAAAATCTAGTAGATTTCATTTTCACAAACGAATCTTTTTGCGAAGAAAAAACTAACTTAGTTTTTGAGCAGATAGAAACTCAAGTAAATGAAAGAATGTATGATAAAACTCAATTTACACGTTTGTTTGAATATTTGATTAAACAATCATGTGAAGTATTTGTTGA